CGAAACGAGCCGTTGGACTTGCGCAATTACGCAACTGCGGCTCTTGCCATTTCTCGCCCTGTGCTGAAAAAGACGGACGCAGACGGAACCACCGTCCAGCCGGTCAAGAAAGCGCGGGGCCGTCGTCAACTTTCGGGAGGTATCTAAATGGCAGGAATTACGCTGGAAACAGCACAACGGATGCTGGACGTTTGGGTAGCCGCCGAAGAGAGCGTATCGCACGGCCAGAGCTACCAGATCGGCAACCGGTCGCTGACCAAAGCCGACCTGACGCAGATCGGTAAACGAATCGAATACTGGTCGAACAAGGTGACGGAACTTTCCCGCCAGCGGAACGGCAGGAACCGGATGGGGCATTTTGTACCCCGCGACCTGTAAGGGAGGGCTGACATGGGAATGTTTGATAGCCTGCTCACGGCGATTGCCCCGGAGCGGGCGGTGAAACGTGCTGCCGCACAGTCGGCAATACGGGCAATCAATTCGGGCTACTCCAACTATGGAGCCAGCCTGCACAAGAAATCCATGCGGGGCTGGACATGGCACGGCGGAAGCCCGAAAGAGGACATCGAGGATAATCTTCGAGTCCTGCGGGAAAGAAGCCGCGATGCCTTTATGGGCGTTCCGCTGGCGACCGGTGCAATCAAGACGATGCGCACCAACGTGGTGTGCGGCGGCTTGACCCCGACACCCCAGATCGACAACGCCTTTCTGGGCATCTCCGATGAAGAAGCCCAGAAGATCAACGCCCAGATCGCACGGGAGTTTGGCCTGTGGGCGAACAAACCGACCTGCGATGCAGACCGGCTCGATAACTTCTATATGCTCCAACAGCTCGTGTTCACGGGCTTCCTGCTGAACGGTGACGCTGTGGCGGTGCTGCAAAACAAGAAGTCGCCCGGTGTGCCGTATGATCTGCGGCTGCGGATCATCGAAGCCGACCGGCTGTGTTCACCCAGCTTCATGGACGTGCTTTCGCCCTGCGAGATCAACGGTCGCCATGTTGAAAAGATCGTGCAAGGTGTTGAAACCGATGCCGAGGGCATGGTCGTTGCCTACTGGATTTGCGACCGTCACCCGCTGGCAAGCACGGCGGCGGCTGGCCTGTCTCTGTCTACATCGCATTGGACGAGGGTGGAAGCATACGGCGCAAAGACCGGGCGGCAAAACATCCTGTGCCTGATGCAGCGTGACCGCGCCGGTCAGGTGCGGGGAGTGCCGCTGCTGGCTCCGGTGCTGGAAAGTTTGAAGCAGTTGGGCCGCTTCACGGACGCAGAGCTGACCGCCGCTGTGGTGTCAGCCATGTTCACGGTTTTCATCAAGAAAACGGATCAGTCTGACGAGATACCGTTTGGCGAGATGCTTCCGCCGGAGGTGCAAGTGGATGCCCCAGACAAAACCAGTGTAGAGCTGGCTCCCGGCGCATTTATCGACCTGAATCCCGGCGAAGATGTACAGTTTGCAGACCCCAAACATCCGACCACGGGCTTTGAAGCGTTCATGAACGCTATCGTAAAGCAGATGGCGGCAGCGTTGGAAATCCCGTCCGAGGTGCTCTACAAGCAGTTCAGCACAAGCTACTCGGCGGCGCGGGGCGCACTGAACGAGTTCTGGCGAACAACCGGGATGCACCGTGACTGGTTTGCAGATTATTTCTGCCAGCCGGTCTACGAAGCATGGTTCCGGGAAGCTGTGTGCAAGGGCAGGATCAAAGCCCCCGGTTTTCTGGTTGACCCGGCTGTGGCCGCGGCCTACATGAACTGCACATGGAACGGCCCAGCACGGACAAACCTCAACCCCAAGGACGAAGCCGCAGCCGCCCAGATGCGGGTGAACAGCGGCTTCTCTACGGCAGCACAGGAAACCGCCCAAATGACCGGCGGAAGTTACGAAGCAAATATGCGGCAGCGGAAATCCGAAGCCGCACTGAAACGGGAGGTGGACGAAATTGCAGGAGCGCAAGCACAACAGCAAACCGCTGTTCCTGAACGGGACGGCGGCGACCCCGGCAAAGACGAATAATAAGAAATTTTGGGAGTTCCGCAATGCAGCCGACACCGGCGGCACGGCGGAACTTCTGCTTTATGGCTACATCAGCGAAACGAGCTGGATGGGCGATGAAGTGACCCAGAAAGAGTTCGCCGCTGATCTTGCGACGATCCCGGCAACGGAGGATTTGACGGTGCGCATTTGCAGCGGCGGCGGCGACGTTTGGGCTGCACAGGCAATCGGTGCGCTGCTGGAAAACCGGATCGGCACAGTCACGGCGCAGATCGAGGGCATTTGCGCCAGTGCCGCAACCATCGTGGCAAGTCATTGCAAGGTGGTCAAGGCGGCGGAAGATGCAACCTACATGATCCATCCCATCCGGGTGAACCCGAACGGGTTTGTGGACATGGCGGGCTTGCAGCAGCTTATGGATGCGCTGACCGTGATGCGTACCAACGTGCTGAACCAGTACGCCAAAAAGACCGGCCACACCGTCGAGGAAGTGGCGGCGTGGATGGATGCTACATCGTGGTGGTCTGCAAACGAAGCCAAAGAACACGGCTTTGTGGATGAAGTCACGACCGGCAACCAAACCAAGGCACAGGTCGAAAACCGAAACGGTGCGCTGTTCATCAACAGCGTTGCCGTGCCGGGTGCTTTCGACGATGCCCCTGAATTTGTACGAAACCGCGCTGTGGTGGCCCCTGCCGCAGAGGGCGGTTTTGTAAATACCACCGACAACAGCAACCCGGCGGAAGAGCCGGACAACGACAACGGAGGAACCGAAATGGAGTTCAAGAACAAAGAAGAGCTTCGGGCGGGCTGTCCTGATCTGGTCAATGAGATCGTGAACGATGCCCGTGCAGAAGCACAGAAGCAGGAACGTGACCGTCTTGCCGCCATTGACGAGATCGCAGACACCATCCCGTCCGAGCTGGTGGCAGAAGCCAAGTATGGCGCAAAGGCTTGCACCGCACAGGAGCTTACCTACCGCGCCGCTCTGGATGCAAAGAAGAAAGGCCATAAGCTGCTGGACGATGTGCAGGACGACGCACAGGCCAGCGGAGCAAATGCCGTGGGCGGTGCAACCGCTGGCGGTGTGGGCGGTACTGGCGTGACCAACACCAAGCCGACCGATGCCGAGAAGCGGGCCGCTTTCAAGAACCTGCTGCACCCCAAAAAGGAGGACTGACCTATGGCAACTAAGATGCTGAGTGAAAAGCTGGGCGAGGTCGAGTACGACAACCTGATCGTGGGGCTGACCCCGCCCAAGCGAGTCGGTGCTGGAAAAATTGCCAGTGTCGGAAGCAAGGAAGCTACCTACACCCGCGGGACTGTGTTCGCAAAGAGTGCAAAGGACGGCAAGCTGTACATTCTGGGCAGCACCGCCGCTTCCGGCGACACGCTGACCGCAGATTGCATCCTGACCGACGAAGTGACCGTACCGGCCACCGGCGATGCAACCACCACCGTTTATCTGGCAGGCTGTTTCAACCCCGACAAACTGGTGGTCAAAGACGAGTACACCATGACCGAAGCGGACAAGAGCGCACTGCGCATGAACGGCATTGCAGTCCTGCCCGTGACTGAGATGTGAAAGGAGGATACATACAATGGCTGAGATTCTTCTGAATTTCTTCGACAACATCATTCTGGCAGCAGCCGTTGAAGAGGTCGTCCCGGCGGTCGGCTTCTTCAAAGATCGCTATTTCCCGACCGGCGCAGGTGACATTTTCAAGGCTGACAAGGTTATTACCGAGTACCGCGACGGCGACCGCAAACTGGCCGCGTTTGTTGCTCCCCGTGTTGGCGACATTCCCATGACCCGCCGCGGCTATGAGATCACCAGCATCCAGCCCGCCTACATCGCACCGTCCCGTCTGCTGACGCTGGACGAGCTGACTAAGCGCGGCTTTGGCGAAGCAATCTATCCCGGCATGGACGAGCAGCAGAGAGCCGCCCGCCTGCTGGTGGATGATATGGCCGACATGGATGCCCGCATTACCCGCCGCGAAGAGTGGATGGCTGCGCAGACCATGATTAACAACGGCTGCGATATGGTGGAGTACATCGACGATGTGACGCAGGGCGACACCAAGCAGGTGCGCTTCTTCACCGGCGAAAAGAGCGACCACCTGTATACCGTGGCAAAGAAGTGGAACGAGACTGGCGGCGATTATCGAAGCGATGTGCGTAATATGTGCCGTATGCTGTCCGCTCGTGGCCTGCCTGCCGCCGATCTGGTCCTCGGAACGGATGTTGCTGATTACATCCTGACCGATGAAGCAACCCAGCGGCTTCTGGACAAGAACAGCGGTATCATCACCGGCGAGATTCGCCAGCAGCTTTCCAAGTACGACGGTGTTGTGCTCATGGGTACTCTGAACTTCGGCGGCTTCATGCTCACCGTGTTCAGCGTTGATGAAACCTACTCCGACGACAACGGCCTGACGAAGAAGTATTTCCCCGCCGATGCTGCCATGGTGACTGCTCCCAACTGCGGCCACATGATGTACGGCTCCATCACCCAGATGGATTACGGTCAGGTGAACTACTCGACCTACGCCGCAAAGCGTGTTCCGAAGTTCGTCGTGGATCAGGACAAGGACACCCGCAAGCTCCGTCTGGGCTGTCGTCCTCTGGCCGCTCCCAAGAACAGAAACCCGTACATCTTCGCCGCAAACGTGGTGGGCTAAACCGGAAAGGAGCCGCTACATGAAGATCGTTCAGATCATCGCCGGTGGTTACGGCCACCGCCCCAAGGTACACGCCCCCGCCAAGCTGATTATGGCGGGGGAATTTGTTTGCCTTGATGATGCCGAAGCTGACCGCCTTGTGCAGCAGGGCGTGGCAGTCTATGGCGAACCGGACGAGGAAACCCGCGAGATTGTGGAACAGGCAGATGCCGACGGCAACGAGCCTGAACCGCACCCCGCCGCGGCGGACAAAACGCCCCGCAGGAAGGCCCGCAAGACCTCTGCGGAGTAAACGGGTGCGACCATGACCGACTTTCTGGAAATGGCAATGGCTGACATTGACGAGGTTTTCTTTCAAGAGTTTGTCGAAAAGCACACCATCGACGGAGAAGAGTTCGATGTTGTGCCGTATGAGGTAGACCTGAGAGAACGCAAGTCGCACTGGGAAGCCGGAGCCAAACAAAACTTCGACCAAGGACTGTATATTTC